GAAGTTGCAGTGCATGCAGCTCGCGATAGTCTCGATTGGACAACGACCCCGCAGAAAGATGCTCGAACAAATCAACTTGCAAGAACTTCTCCGGCTCTTCGAGCGCCATCGTGTGAAGTTGCGTGTAAACGCGCATGTCGGAAACAGATGGCCCCTCGCGCATCTTTTCGATCAATTTCTCGACCGCAGCAACTCCATCGGCGCCCAATTGCAGCTGCTGTGCGGCGGTCAGCTTCACTTCTTTACCGGCAACCAACTGTTGCCAGATGCTGTCGAGCATGTCTTGCCGCTCCAACTCGCGAACGAACGTATCACGCTTGTAGCGGGCGACCAACTCGTCCCACGCCAACCGGCGGAGCTCGGGATCCTCGATTTTGTCGACGGCGCGCGCAGCCGCAGCGTAGTCGAAAGGCCTGCCGCTCGATACCGGCGCCGACGGCGCCCCGAACAGCTCCGCCACGCGACGGCGCACGTAGCCGACCGTAAGCCCAGTCAGCCCACGTCGCTCGGCCTCGGCCTCGCCCAAAACACTCTCGACAGGTGTACCCGGTTCGGCAGTGATCATAGCCGCTCCCTCGGACGTGCCGAACCGTTCGACCAAGAAACGGTTCTCGGGCGTCGGGTCGACGCCGAGCAAAGCCGGGTCGTTGGCCATGTCGACAAGCTCGCGGCCGATACGAACGGCACGCAGGCCGCGCTCGCGATACTGCGGGTCGTCTACGGCCCACTTGATGTATTCACGGCCGAGCAACTCGGCTAACTCGTCATCCGTCTTCGCTTCGCTCAAACGCTTCATGAACGCATCGGCGTCAGGCCGACTGAGCAATTCGGTAACGGCGAACTCGACCTGCGCGCGTAACGCGTCACGCGTCGGCTTGATACGGCCGTGTTCGTCGGCGTGCCCGCGTTCGCGCAACCACGCCAAAAGCCGCTCGCGACGGTCGCCCTGCCACGAAAACAGCCCGGTGTTGGTCATCATGTTCTTTGCATCGATGTGGTCGCCGAACATGTAAACCGGGTCGAGCTTGTTCTCGCGGTATGCTTCGGCCGTCAATGCGCGAGCTACGGCGTGCGGGAGCCCCAACCGCACGAACTCGTCGTAGACCGCACGGGCGACCGCCGGCGAACCAGGCGGCAGCGCGAACGGCTCGCCGAGAAGACGCGCGACGGCATCGGCGTAACCGTCACGCGAACCGCCCGAGTGGTAAGAAGCGGACGGCGAACGGGCGAAACGCTCCAAGAACGCCGCGGCCTCGCCACGCCGCAAAGTCGGCCCCAACACTCGCTCCAACTTCTGCCGGTCGGCGACAGTCAACTTATCGGCTGCGCGCCGTGCCAAAGCCGCCGCAGCCGGCGCCCCGCCCGGTTCATCGGCAGTGGCCATGATCGCCTGCAAGTATGTGCTGGATACCAGCTCGCGACGCTTCAAGTCACGCTCTTCGGGCGGTAGACCGTTCAACTCGGCGAACCTGTCGAGCGATTGCAAAGCTTCGTCGAGATGCCACTGGAACAAGGCCGGGTCGGCCCGCGCGCGTACGGCATCTTCTACCGAGTTGGCCACCGCCGCGGACAGGTTGGCGTTCGTCGCAACTTTCAGCTGATCGGCTTCATGGCGTACCAGATGCTCGTAATACGCGAGCGCGCGCGGTTCCGTCAGGCGATCGTACACGCGGCGCGCGCCAGCCGGCAGATCCTGCGCCAAGCGACCGCGGAGCTCGTCGATGCGCCGCTGGTAGTCACCACGTCGGCCCAATGCAGCCGTACCGGTCAGCTGCAAGTAACCATCCTGGCCGTGCAACATTTCCGCCGCAGCCTTGCCGAATTTGATCGCCGCTTCACGCGCCAACGTCTCGTTGGTGAGTGCTTCGATCTGAGCCGTAACGTCGGCGACTTCACCGAGTGCTTGTCCGACACCAAAGAGCGCCTGGCCGACCTGCGCACCGAACGCGGCCGGCGACACTTGCACGCGCAGGTCTTCTTGCGGCGAGGGGCGGCTGAAGACCTGTTCAACGTAGCGCTGGCGGGTCATGGCGCGTCGAGCCCGAATAGCCGCACTCGGGTCACGGGCGCGTCAGTGCGCGCTCGCTCGGCCAACGAAGCCCGATACCACGCGATGCGCGCCGCCCCGGTCATGGCCTCTCCCGCGGTCGTGAACAGCCCCGCTCGGAGCGCGTTGCGCGCAGTAGCCGTCGAGAGTGCGCTCTCAGCGCGGTAACTCCAACCTTGCCGGCGGTAATCCTCGGCCTCCAACAGCGCGTTGCGGCGTTCACGCAACGTATCCAGCTCGATACCCGTACGGGTCTCGACCAATACGTCGAGCGGCGAACCGTACCCGAGGTCGAGATTGCCAGCCGCGAGGCTGGCCATTTGCGCGCCGAACAACTGACCACCCTCGCGCCGCAGCGCCTGGATGCGCTCGGCGCCACGCTCCATTGCGTCCAACGCACGCTGTTCAGCGTAGGCAGCATTGGCTCTGGCCACTTGCGCTTGATAACGCGCAGCGGCCGCCTGCGACTGTAGCGTGAGCACGCCGCCAATCGTCGACGTGGCCGTGCTGCCGACCAGTAAAGCCGTCACCGGGTCGCACACACCGCGCCTCCCTGCATCCAAAAGCGCCTGACCCGGCCGCCACCCGGCAAACGAACTGGTTCGTCGAACGAAAAGCCAAGACGACGCAGCCAGTTCACTGTCGCGCGATGGTCAGCGGCGCAATAGTTTTCGAGTAGTAGATAGGCACGCCGCCATCGTTCGACAACATCGATTGAAACGCGAACCAGAGAAACCGGATAGCGTCGGACTTCAGGCGCCGCGAGGAACCACGGTGTACCGACCCGGCCCAACCAGCCGGCCGCGCATCCGAATGCCGCAACAGGAAGACCGTCGACACAAGCCAACCACGCCTCGCCCGGCTCGCTCTCGACTTGCTCGAACGCCTCGCGTGGGCTGACGCCCGCGATCAAAGCGAGCTCTTGCCGATCCGATGCCCGTAGCCGGTCGGCCAACGACGCTGCAAGATACGGATCGTAAGGCACGATGACAGGCTTCATGCGGCAATTTCCCAGTCGACAAGGACGGCACCAATCGTGAGCGGCAGAGGCGCTGATTGCTCGATGATCAAATTGCCGCCCGGTGCCCAATCCCACCATGGGGTCAACCGCACGTAGCCACTGAAAAGCATCGGGTTGCTACTCGGCGCCAGCGAAGACTGACCGGCCCATTGCACACGCGACTTGGCTTCGTAGCCCAACTTGAAGCCCCGCGTGTTTTCAACGAGCACATGCACCTCGATCGCAGTTTTCGGACGGTTCAACACAGTTCCCACGTCGGCTACGGGGCCGAGATCCAAGTCGAGCGTGCGCAGCCGCCGCATAAAGGGATAGCCTACGTCTATCACGCGCGCCAGGATCGGCAACTCGATAGTGCCGTTGGTCACTACCAGGTCGGTGAACACCTCGCCGTCGGCCACGACGGCCACACGCTCACCTTCGAGATGATGCAGCCCATCGATAGCTTTAGTCTGAGCGGTCAACATGTAGCGTCGGCTACAGTCGAGAAACGAAGCCAGCTCGGCGGGTGCGTACCTGTCACGCTCGTAAGACGTATCTGCCGGCACGGTAACTGCCGGCCAGAGGTCGACCAACCTCTCGATGTACCGACGCATGACACCGTTCACACGACGCCGCAGCAAAAAGTACACGGCATCGCCACGCGCCTCCGGAACAGACGCCACGCTCTCGACGAAGACGTCGGTTCCGCCGAACTCGATTGACGACCAAGCCCAGATTTGGTGCTCGGGCGTGTAGGTCATCGCGGCAACTTTGCCGTCATCGAACACGACCCATACCACGCTGAACGGCGACTGTTGGTAGGCCATGGCTCGGATCGAACGACCATCGAACAGATGCCGTGCAAGAATAGTCAGATCGATGCTCGTCACGTCACGTGTCAGGCTCAGGTCTCGTAGTTCGCGGCCACCGCGTGTAGCATAGAGCGCCACGTCACCGATCAACAGAGGCGGCACATCGGTAGCACCACGGGTAAGCAACGGCCGCAGCACGACGTTTCGCGGCGTCAAATACTCTTGCTGCTCCCCGCCCCGCACGGTCCACGCGCCGCTGGCAGTCAACAATACCAGCTTGTCCATCGGGATGACGCCGGTCAATTCGGTGATCTCGTTCGCGCGAACACGGAACGAGATCGCGTCGCTTGCTTTGAGTGGCTGCGACACGTTGAAGTTGCGCGGAGTTGCCGTCTGGCTCATCCACACGCCACCAACGGTGTTCCGCGTTTCAGCCAGTACCAACCGCTGTTCGAAAAACGTCCCGTATGCCGGATAATTACCGGCGCCATAAAACGGATTGCGAAGTTTCTGAGGCGTGTCGGAAGTATCAGGCGTAATATCGTCATCGACAAAAGACAAGCCGTCGGCACCACCGATGTAGCCGAACACGCCGTTGTCGAACTTGTAAACGATGTAACGACCTGCCTCAGGGACAGCGCTCCACGAAATACGGTTCCTGTAGTTACTGTTGGCATTTTGTACTGTCGCTTCAGGGCTCGGCAAACTCTCTTCGCCGGTGATAGCATCTACTGCCGACACGACGTAACGATAAGTTCTACTGCCATTGTTCTGTTCGCGAGTAGCAGTAACGCCGGTCGGCGGCGAAATGGACGGCCCGAACGTTTCAGTCGTCAGGATCCAATTGTCGACCGCCTGCCTCTGTAGTCGGCGCACCGCGTAGTCGCGATGAAGAACGTAACCTGTAGCTTGATCTCGCGCGAGGGCGACAGGCAACGCCGACGCCGGATAAGGAGATGCCACCGAATAGATCGCTGTCACTCGCGCCGTGTTGTCGGGCAGATCGCGCCGAGGCGCGCGAACGTTACCAGGAACCGTCCGTAGCCAGAAAGCATTCGGCCCGTCCAACTCGACCCTGAACAAGCACCTGTCGAGCCCGGTATCCGTAGTTTGGTCGACGAACACCAACGCGTTGGCCGCGAACCCGTGCGAGTTCAACGTGCACCGCGCAACACCATCTACGGTCGTCACCGTCACCGTACGCGATGTGTTAGCTTTCGCAACGAGCCCGCCGTCCCGTACGATGAACAGTTGCCCATCGCCCCAGCACAACACGTAGCTTTCGCTGGCCGCTATCGTAAACGGCATGAGCTGCAACGGAACATCGAGCGGCCCCGGGATCTCGGCAACGTACTGCGTCCCGGGACGCGACGTGACACCGCCTTGCGGGCGAACGAGTAGATTGCGCAGCTCCTTGGCGCCCTGCGCGTACTTCGGCAGGTCGGCTCGCGCCCAAACGGCCGGAGCCAACTCGCCGGCGGTGAAGTTGCTGTGTAGCGTCCGAAAAGCCACGACTACCTCCGCACGTCACTGTAATCGTCCGGAGGCTCTTGCAGATAGCTCTTCATGTCTTGCGCCGCGTCGGCCGCCACGGCCGCAGCCAACGCGGTGTCGCGGAACGTCGCCATTTCACGCGCGAGCGCCGGCGCGCGCACAAGAACGCGGGCCAGGAACTCGGCCAAGTGATAGCTGAGAGCCTGAACGAACAGCGCCGGATACTGGGTGACGTCCTCTACGTCGACAAGAACCTCAGCTGCAACGGCCGGCTCGAACGTGTAGATCTTGCCTTCTCGGACTTCGAAGTCGGGCTCGGGGCGGCCACGCCGGCGCACGAAACGGTCGGCAGGGAACAAACGGACGACGCGCAAAGCATTGACCGGGTAAGCATAGGCATAGGAATAGGCGACCGGGAAGTCGTTTTCAATCTGCGCCAAGTCGATACGCCGCAGCGCGAACGTCCACAAACTGGCCTGTAACATCGTCTGCCGCGCCACCGGCCAGTACAGCGCGCACGCGACAGCCTCGGCGCTGTTCTCGTCCAGCGCCGAGATGAACGACTTACCTACATGCCCGAGCGCAAGATTGCAGAGAGCGACCGGACTGTCGACGGGCGCAGCCACACGTCATCACCCTACCCGGCTATCAGAGAGTGCGATAGCGGCTGAAATCGTGGCCATGCACGACACCCGCGGTCACCCTACCGGCGGTCGTAGCAGCGCCAACGATCCTGTAACGCAATCGCACATAACGCCGGGTCAACCCGATAGGCAGCTGCAATTCCGGAAAGACGTAGCCCGCCTTCAACGACGCCACGGGCACGGCGAACGTAGACGCGATGACAACACCACCGCTAAAATTCTCGGCGTTCGAAGTTTCGACGTCCACGGCCAAAGACGAACCTGAGCCCGCCACGTCCTCCACGACCTGAATTCGCAACAAGACATTCGACAAACCGATGTCACGGTTGAACGTAGGCTCGCCGAGATCGATGACATTCGTCGAATTGATCGTCGAGCCAGCGCTACCGACCACCGACTGCCGATCGCTGAACAGGTTCTCTTGGTCGAAGATCATTGGATCACCTCCCTTCTGAGCTTATCAGGTCACGCGGGGCTCGTTCTCGACGAGCGCGTCAACCCTGCGGATCGGCGACCCGAGGAACGTCAGGATCGGCCGGCCGCCGATGTCGGCAAAAGTAAGTGTGTAGGCAACTTTGTTCATCGCCTGCTTGTGCAGGAAGCTCATGATACGCTTGTTGCAATAAATAACGGTTCGGCCGCTCGGCTGGTTCGGGTTCTGCAACGCGTAGTAGGCGTCGATCATCAGGTCGATCAACTTCGCCCCCGAAGAAGCATCGGCCGTCAGCGTGTTCACGTCGATGTTGGCAATACGCGAAACCCCCCGCCAATCCCGCACCGACAAACCGAGATGCCAGACGAACTTCTCGCGATACACATCGTAGAGCCCGCCGTCCGCATCGGTACGGGTCTGCTTGCCCTTGTCCTCACGCTGGATGCCAGCACGCGTGCCCTCCGGATAAAGCAGATGGGCCGCATTCTCGCCCCAGGTTACGAACCACATCGAGGTATTGGTGTTGCCCGTGCCACCACCATCGATGATCTGCGTTCCGTTGGGCGCGGACTTGGAACTGAAACGCGGGGCCAAACCGGTGAACTTCTCGGGCTCGGTCGCCACGTCACCGTAGATGATAGTGCGAGCCGCTTCCTGTGCCAACGCTTCGAGATGTGCGTTGGCCTCGTTGAGCCGGAACTTCGCGGGGTTCTTCTGCAACTCGACCAATCGCGCATCGACCTCCGACCAAGTCTCCATGAAGCCAGTCGCCTCGGAGACCTGCGCGGTCGTGCCTTTGGTCGGCCGCACACCCTGATAGAGCCGCCGCCAAACAGGAGTAGGCAACCCGGTCCGCACCGTAGTCAGATGCGTAGCGCCCTGGTTACACTCCATCGCCGGCGCGTCTTCGAGAATGGTGTTGTACTGCGCCAGCATCTCGATGACATCGGCGATCTCGCGATTGGCATCTTGCTGGCGAAACGCATCTGCCAGCGTCAGATACGTATTACCGATCGTCGGCACCGTTCAGCCTCCCCCTTATTGGTTACACCCGCGTCAACGGAGTCGTCCTACCGTAGAGACGACGTTCGATAGGCTCCGGAGCCGCAGCGCTCATCGCAGCCGGCGTCCCGTCCTCACGTAACATCTTCCCTACACGCCAGAACAACTTGAGTACGGCCGGATGATTGTTCAAGCCCGTTAATTTGAGCACCTCATGAAGCTCTGACGTGCCCAACTTGTCGAGCGCACGGTTGGCTACGGTAACGGCCGCCTCGAAACCTTCCGAGTACTCAGGGTCGCTTCGCGCTTGCTCGGCCCATCGCGCGATGACCTGTGCATGCTGCTTGGCCTGTTCATCGAGGCTGGCCTTGACGCGGGCCTCGAACGCAGCGGCGAGCGCTTGCGCCTGACGCCGCGTGATACCCAGCTCGTGCATCACGGGCTGCATCGCTTCCAACAGGCCCGTATCAACATCAACTCCGTCGGAGAACTTCAGCTCGTAATCGGGCTTCTCCGGCACTGTATCGAGCGGATCCGGCGCAGGCGCCGTCTCGGCTTTCGGCTCAACGGCCTTCTCGTTCGCCGGCACAGGCTCTGCCGGCGCCTGCTCGACCAACTCGGCTCCGAGCACCGGGGGCGCAGGTTCAGCCGCAGCCACAGCCTCGGGCTTGGTTTCGGATTGCGGCGCGCTGGCCGCAGCTTGCTCGCTCATACTACCTCCCTCTCACTAGTGGACGCCTGGCCGGGTAGATGACGGTGCAGGCGTGTTATTGGACGCCTCGGCCATCAACTCGGCCAACTCGAAATCTTCTTGCATCGCTCGGAGCAAAAGACGCCAATCCACTTCGGCCGCCAAATTGAACAGTGACACACCGAGTAACCGGCGCCCCTCGGCCATCGGATCGGCAACACCGGATGCGGTG